AAACCTGGTGAGACGTTAGAAGACTTTGATGTAGAGTTTAGAAGACCCAATGCTCAAGGTGGACGGATACCTTTTGGTGATGGCCTTACAGTAAAACAACAACAAAAAGTAATAGAAGCTTTTCCAGATATAGAATTTAATTTTAAAGAATATCCTAAATATGGCGTTAAAAAATATTTAACATCTAAAGTAGGTCCAGTAGATGATCGTAAAACAAATAAAGATTATACTAAAATAGATAGATTTAAGAAAAAAGGATTTACTTTAGAAATGGGTAAAGGAAAAAACACCCGAGGAGAAGAATACTCAAAAGAAGGTAAACGATTATCTATTAAAGATCAAAATAAAATTAAAGCTACTTTTGAGTTACCAGAAGGAGTTAAAGAATGGGATTTTTCTAAACCCGATCAAAAATATGGTTTTAAACCAGACACACCAGAAAAGAAAAACATTGCTGCAAGAATGGCTAAAAAAGTTGGTGATAAAAACCCATGGACATTAGCTGCTGATTTTGGAAGTGCTAAAGGTTGGATGTTAGCTCAAATGGAAAGAGTTTATAAAAATGAAAGTAAAAATCCAAACATTAAAAAACTAACATACAAACCAATATACGAAGAAATAAATGGACAAGATAGAATCATAGGTTTTAAAGATAACACTATAGCCGGACAAGGTAAGACTTATTATGGTTTAGATAAATACACTAAAAAAAATGCCGGTGATTGGACTAAACATGGAGACTATAAACAAAACTTAAAATTAATTGACATATCCAAACGATCTGGAAACGCTCCTAACGAAGTTATTATGGGGTTGTTAAAAGATAGAGATTTTAAAGGCAACAATGTAAAATTAAATGATTTAATACATTTTTTGTCAGGAACTAAAGAAACGTCTCAAGAAATTTTAAAAAACGCAATTGTTAGACATCACAATTCAGGTGTAGCATTTGGAAGTGCAACAAATGATTTATCTTTAACAACACAGACAATAAATAAAAGAATTGTAGAAGCTGAAAAAAGAATTAGAGCAAATAATATATTACCAGAAGATGTGCAGTTATTAAAAAATAATAACGTGTATGTTAGAAGCGGAGACGGTAACTTATATGGATCAGGTAAAAAATCAGCAATAGGACAGTTTAAACAAATAGAATCTAATGTAGCTCGTTCTTTAGAATCGGGTGTAGATTTTAAAGGAAAAAAATTTGAAACTAAACAACTATTATCTTATTTAGAAAAATTAGGTTGTGGTAAATCTGCTGGTGGTAGAATTATGTTTGGAGAAGGCACATCATGTGCGATCAAAGGTAGAGAAGTTTTAGAAAAAGGATTAAAAAGTGGTTTTAAAAATGCTGATGACGCAGTTCTTGCAAGAGGTATTTTAAAATCAGGTAAATTTTTAAAAGACGCTGTATCACTTAGAGGTTTATTTGGTCCTGCAGCTTTAGCATTTACTGTAGCAGCAGAAGCAGGTCTTGTTGGATATGATATGTTATCAGAAGGTAAATCATTTAGAGAAGCAGTTGGTGATAGTGTGTTTAATTATATGTTAGGTGATAAAACTAAAATAAATTCTGACGAAGAGTTTATTAAAAGATTAAAAAATATACCAGGTTCTCCAAGTCAAGGTTTTCGTGGTGTAACTGATGAAGACATTGGTAAGATGCAATATTTTAAATCTATGATGAGTGATATGCAAAAAGGTTTTCAAAACTATGATGATATAACAAATTTAAAACAAAAAATTACAGATAATGAAACAAACAAAGCAATTGATCCTGAATTTTTTTCAGATCAAGCTTTTCAATTAAATACTCAACTAGATAAAGCACAAGCTGATAATCAAGATTATTTTAGAACTAACAAAGTAGGTAAATTAGAAAATTACTTTACACCTAAAGAAGACGGAACAGTTCCTTATTTGGAAGGAGCAGAAGCTTTAAAAAAAGCAACTTTAATGGCAAAAGGAGATCAATTAAAAAATGTTAATCCTTCTTCTCCAAAAGGTATTGAAAGACTTAATAAAAAAATAATTAAAAATCAATATGATTTATATAAAATGAATAACCCAACTAAAATTAATAAATTTGGACAAATGTTTATGGATGCAACTCCAGGAGAACAAAGTTATTTTATGGGAAGAACAGATTTTATGGAAGGAGGCATAGCTAGTTTAAATGTCAATAAAAAATAAACCAACAAATAAGAAAAAGCCAAGCATGGCACAAAAGATGCAAGCTAATCCTGGTTTTAAATGGTGGGCAGTACCCCCTAAAAAAGGTCCTCTATCACAGGGGTTGAAATTACCACAAAAACAAGTTAAGAAAGTCTAGGAGAAAATATATGGCAGATATAGATAAGTCTCTCCCAAACGATAAACGACCTGAAGAAGAAGTTGCACTAGGCGTTGACGTTGAGGAGATTACAGAAACACCCAAAGGACCAGTAGAAGTTACGGAAGATGAAGAGGGGGCTACAATTGATTTTGACCCCAATGCAATGCAAATGCCTGATGGTGGAGATCCGTTTGCAAACTTAAATGAATTACTTCCAGAAGAAGACACAGATTTAATTGGTAGTCAGTTACAACAAGACTACATGGAATATAAAATGTCTCGTAAAGATTGGGAGCGAGCATACATTACAGGTCTTGATTTATTAGGATTTAAATACACAAACAGAACTGAACCGTTTCAAGGAGCATCAGGTGCAACACACCCTGTGCTAGCTGAAGCAGTTACACAATTTCAAGCATTAGCTTATAAAGAATTATTACCAGCAGATGGACCCGTTAGAACAATGGTGATGGGTAAATCAGATCCTATAAAAGAAATGCAAGCACAAAGAGTTAAAAACTTTATGAACTATCAGATCATGGATCAGATGAAAGAATACGAAGCTGACTTTGATCAAATGTTATTTTATTTACCTCTTGCAGGATCAACATTTAAAAAAGTTTATTATGACGATTTATTGGGACGAGCAGTTTCTAAGTTTGTTCCAGCGGATGACCTTGTTGTTCCGTATACGGCTACCTCATTAGACGATGCGGAATCTGTCATTCACGTTGTCAAGATGTCAGAAAACGAATTACGAAAACAGATGGTATCTGGTTTCTATTCTGACATCGAGTTGACAAAACCAACTGGTACAACAACAAACGAGTTGGAAGAAAAAGAACGAGAAGTCGAAGGACTTACAAAATCCCAAAGAGTAGATCCTTTATATACAATTCTAGAATGCCACGTTAATCTAGACTTGGAAGGATTCGAAGACCTTGGCGCCGACGGAGAGCCAACGGGAATAAAATTGCCTTACATCGTTACAATCGAAGAAGGCAGTAGGAAAGTTTTGTCTATTAGACGAAACTTTGCGCCCAATGATCCAAAGAAAAATAAAATCCAATATTTTGTCCACTTCAAATTTCTGCCAGGACTAGGATTTTATGGCTTAGGATTAATTCATATGATTGGCGGATTGAGTCGTACTGCAACTGCGGCTCTCCGTCAGTTATTAGATGCAGGGACATTATCAAACCTACCAGCAGGATTTAAGCAACGTGGTGTCAGAGTAAAAGATGACGCCGCTAATATACAACCAGGAGAATTTAAAGATGTTGACACTCCAGGTGGTAATCTAAAAGATGCATTTGTATTCTTACCTTACAAAGAACCATCAGCTACATTATTACAGCTAATGGGAATTGTAGTTCAAGCAGGACAGAGATTCGCGTCCATTGCTGACATGCAGGTTGGGGACGGGAATCAACAGGCCGCTGTTGGTACGACCGTAGCTCTTTTAGAACGTGGTTCAAGAGTAATGTCAGCAATCCATAAAAGACTTTACGTAGGTCTAAAACAAGAATTTAAATTACTTGCCAAAATATTTGGTGAGTCTTTACCACCAGAATATCCTTACGATGTTCCTGGTGCATCAAGAAATGTTAAAGCAACAGACTTTGATGAAAGAGTAGATGTGTTACCGGTAGCTGATCCTAATATATTTTCTATGAGTCAGAGAGTATCTTTAGCACAAGAACAATTAAGATTAGCAACTTCTAATCCACAAATGCATAATATGTATATGGCTTACAGAGGAATGTATGAAGCAATTGGTGTAAAAGATATTGATAGAGTCTTACCACCACCTCCGCCAAATCAACCGAAAGATCCCGCAATCGAACACATAGATGCAATGGCAGGAAAATCTTTTCAAGCGTTTCCAGGTCAAGATCATAGAGCACACATAACTGCTCACTTAAATTTTATGGCAAGTAATTTTGTTAGAAACAATCCTAGCATTACAGCAGCGTTAGAAAAAAATATTATGGAGCATATATCATTGATGGCACAAGAACAGGTACAACTAGAGTTTCCGCAGGAAATGCAAATGTTACCACAAATGCAACAAATGGCAGTTCAAAATCCACAGATTCAACAACAGCTACAACAAATATCTCAGAAGATAGAAGCTAGAAAAGCATTGTTAATTGCTGATATGACTGAAGACTTTATGAAGGAAGAAAAAGCTATTACTTCTCAATTCGATCATGATCCATTACTTAAATTAAAACAAAGAGAAGTAGATTTAAAAGCCATGGAAGGTGAACGTAAGATGAAAGAAGACGAAGCTAGAATTAATCTTGATAGAGCTAAAATGGTACAAGCAAAAGATCTAAATGATAGAAAACTTGATCAAAATGAAGATCTAGCGCAATTAAGAGCGGACACGGCTATTGAGAAATCAATGATGTCTGCAGACGTTAAATTAACATCAGATGCTATGAAAGCTCGAGACGTAAATGTCTTGAAAGGACCCAAAAGATAGTATAATAACAATTAGGAGAA